GGGGATTTTCCTATGGGATAGGCTCCGTTTGGAGCATGGGGATTCGGGGCGCCGTCCGGGTGGAAGGCGTGAACATTCACGGCGTGGCCGCGCAGTTGGATATTCGGGGGAGAGGGAACGACGCGCAACGCGGCTGCCGGATGGCGACCGATGCGCAACGTGGTTGACCACGCGCCGATGTGGTCGGCGAACTAGGTCAGGTTCGGGGGGATTGTTGAGGGGCTAGACTTCAGACTTCAGGCGCTCTCGCTCAAGCTTTTCGTCGATGGCCTCATTCAGCCAGTCGGAGACCTTCCCTTTTTGACGAGCCGCAGCGGCTTTGCGCACGCTGTCCATCTTCGCGTGGGAGAGCTTGAGGGGGTACCGAGCGGGAGGCCCGCCATCCGGATCGAGAGTTGGTCGACCGCGGGGTTTCATGCTGGACCGGACTGCGGAGGGCATCGGTCAGCCTTCAGCCTGTGGAGACCAATCTCCAGGGCTTCGCGAGCGATGGCAAAAGGCTTTTCCCCGGTGCCGGCGACAACCTCGTCCAGGAGGTCGGCCAGGCGGCCAGATAGGCGTATCTCGAGCGTTCTGCTGGCAGGCATGAGGGATGCCGCCCTTTCGGATCATGGTACGAGGCATTGTCTTGTCCTTCCTGGACGGTTCGCCCTAACCTCGGGCCGAGGTGCCGGATCACTCCGGCAAGATTAAAGTATGTCCGAAAATATGGAAACGCAAATGGAATCTTTGGTTTTGCTGTTTCGGCTGCGTTTCGCCCAATTGGGAACGCTCGGGAGATTTTCGACGGCAAAATTCCAAGGAAAATTCTAAGGCCGGAAATACTGACACGTGTCAGGGTATCGCAGGGATAACCCGGACAGGCCCACGGGCACGGCGATCCGCCATCTTCGAAAGGTGGCACGCAACGAAGTCCAATGGGACGACATCCGGGCCGCCTGGATCTCGACAGACAAGCCGATCCGGGAGTTGGCCAGAGAATGGGGCGTCTCCGAAGCGGCCATTCGAAAACGCGCCACAAAAGAGGCCTGGGGGCCTCGAAATGCATCGGCAAGAAAACGGGCGATAGTCGACGCTGCTCTGGCTGGTGCGCAGTCTGGTGCGCAGTGCGCACCGCGCACCGAGACGGATGCTGCGATCCAGAACGAGGCTGATCAGGACATCGCCGACATGCGCCTGGCCGCCCTGGTCGGACGCAAGGCACTGCAGCGCTGTCAGTTCGTTCTCGATATGCTTGCAGTCGACAACGACGGCAAGGAGACGACGAATCTCGCCCTGATCGCTCCCAAGGACATCAAGGCAATCTCGGAGGCTGCCCGCGCCGCTCTCGAGGTGATTCGCCGGGCTCGGAACTTGGACGACCCCAAGAAGGACGCCGACGAGGTGTCGCCTCTCCTTTCCCTGGCTGCCAGCATCCGGGAGGCGCGTGCAGCTCGCCCCCAAACAGCTTGAATCGATCCTCGATGCTGATGCACGAATCAACATCTGGCACGGTGCGGTCCGATCGGGAAAGACGGTCGGATCGATTGTGCGCTTCCTGGAAATCCTGGCCAACCCTCCGAAGGGCGGTCACATCGTGATCGTCGGAAAGACTGAACGAACCATCAAGCGCAACGTGCTCTCGGTGATCGAGGATTACGTCGGGAAGCGACGCGTGAAGCTCCTACGCGACGGCATGGTGGCGATCTGCGGGGCAGTCTGCTTGATGGTGGGCGCCAACGATGCGCGCGCGGAAAGCAAGATCCGTGGCGGCACCTTCGCGGTGGCCTACGTGGACGAAATCACGCTGTGCCCGGAATCGTTCTTCAAGATGCTCCTGTCGCGCTTGTCGGTGCCGGGTGCCACGCTCCTGGGGACGACAAATCCCGACAGCCCATACCACTGGCTGAAGCGCGACTACATCGACCGACGCGCCGAACTGAACCTCAAGGTTTTCCACTTCACGCTCGACGACAATCCGTTCCTGTCGAAGGAATACGTCGATTCGTTGAAGGTCGAATACACCGGCCTGTGGTACCGGCGCTTCATCCTCGGGGAATGGTGCCTTGCCGAAGGCGCGGTCTACGCCGACCAGTGGGACGAGACGCGCAACACCTGGACGGGCCCGTACACGCCACAGGTCAAGTGGTGGGCTGCGGGCGACTACGGCACGACGAACCCGACGACCTTCGGCCTCTACTCCGAGGATCGCGCCGGCGTGGTCACGTGCTGGTCGGAATACTGGTGGGACTCGAAGGAACAGCAGCGCCAGAAGACCGATCAGCAGTACGTCGCGGATTTCTTCGACTGGCTGCAACGCGCCGGCGCCGAAGTTGCGGCGGATGCGCGCGCGGCTGGCCATGCTCCACCACTGACGGCACCCGCCTTCCTTCGCTTGGACCCGGCCGCCGCATCGCTGCGGGTGGCTTTCGAGCAAGATCGACGCATCCGCGTGGAGAACGCCAACAACGATGTCCTTCAAGGGATTCGGCACGTTGGCGGAAAGCTGGCCGTCGGGTCGTTCCTGATCCACAAACGCTGCACGCATTCCCATCGGGAGATGTCGGCCTACACCTGGGATCCGAAGGCGCAAGCCCGCGGCGAAGATGCGCCGCTCAAGATCAACGACCACACCCAGGACCGGCACCGGTACGCCATGTACTCGCCAAAATTTGTCCCCAACGAAAACACGTCGGCTCAAGCCGACATCTGAGGCCGCCATGCGCATCGACAGAACGAACGCGATCCTTACTCTCCTCGAAGACGCCTACTTCGGCACCGGTGGTTTCGAGTTCTCTCCAGACGGAGCGCTCGGGACGGATTCCTACCTGGTCAAGCACGACCGGGAGACGCCGAAGAAGTTCATCAACCGCCTCAAGATCGCCTACTACCTCAACTACATGGCGCCGGTGGTGGACAGCCACGTCACGCCGTTGTTTCGCAAGGAGGCAACGCGCACGGCGACAGGATCTGTCGATCTGTGGGACGCCTTCAAGGAAGATGTCGACGGCGCGGGTCGGTCGCTGGCCACGTTCATGCGCGAAAGCGCTTTTCCCGCCAAGCGCGACGGCATCCACGTGCTGGTGGTCACCGCTCCCAAGACGGCACCCAAGACCAAGGCCGAAGCCGTCGCGCTCAAGCCCTACATCTACGGCGTGCACGCGCTGGACATCACGGAAATCAAGCGCGACAAGGCAGGCAACATCACCAGTCTGTCGCACCTGGAATCCAGGGATGATCAGGACGAACCTGTAGTGCGGACGATCACGGCGGCCGGGTGGAGCGTGACCAAGGGCAAAGGCGAGGCGCTGGAGTCGGGAGCATTCGAGCAAGGCGCCTTCGCGAAGGGACGACAGGCGCCGGTGGTGGAACTGTCGCCGGGTCTCGTTGTCCGTGGACAGAAATTGCCGCGATCCGAGTTCATCGGCGTGGCTCGTTGCTGCCATCGCCTGTTCAACCTCTCGAGCGAGCTCGACGAGGTGTTCCGCTCGCAAACCTTCTCGATCTTGACCTATCCGGCGAAGGAAACGAAGGGTCTCACCGTCGGGACAGGAAATGTCCTGGGGTACGATCCAGAAATGAAAATGGCGCCCGCGTTCATCGCGCCGCCCGAAGGTCCGGCCAAGCTCCTGATGGAACAATTCGACCGCCTGGTGCGGGAGATCTACCGCCAAGCCCTGCTCACCCACCAGACGGGCAGCACCAGCAAGAACGGAACGCAGAACTTGCCATCGGGCGTGGCTCTCCGGATCGATCGCGAATCGCTCGACACGTCGCTTTCCGAGTTCGGCAAGCAGTTGGAGAATGCCGAAACCAGGATCTCCGAAATATGGTCCTGGTGGACTGGCGAGACGATCACCTACGAGTGTTCCTACCCGCGTGAATTCACCCTGCAGGATCTGGCCACGGAGCTGCAACCGCTGCTCGATGCCTGGACCTCGCTTGCCAGCATGATCACGGCCATGACCGGCGATGCCGCGAAGATCTTCCAGGCCGGCATGGTCGAGAAGATCGCGGCCCTCCTGTTCGAAGGTGACGAGACTCGCTTGGAGGAAATCGCAAAAGAGTTGAACAGCTGGCTTTCGGACAAGAGCGCCGGGACTGGAGACGGCAGCGGCACACCTGGAGGCGTCAACCCAGGAAGCGGCACCCCGCCCGATCCGAACCTTGACACGGGCGGCGCGGTTGCCTGATGGCCATCGATCCGACAGGTGGGCGCAAGGAGCTTGAACGGCTCCTGGCAGGCCAATCCAAGCGAACGCAGCAGCTTGCCCAGCGAGTCGCGAAGGAGGTCGCCGCGGCTGTTTCCAGTGGCGCGGGTGCCGTTCAGGCGGTGACCCAAGCCATGGAGCGCGTGGGAGTGTCGCAGGCAGTGCGCACGCAAGTGGCCGAAGCCGTGGTGCAGTCGCTTTGCGTCGGGAACGGGATCTGGCCATCCATCAGCGCAACGGTGGACATGCCCAGGCTGTCGTCGGTTGCGCTGGGTCACTCCTGGGATGGTTCGGGGATGACGCTGTCGGCTCGGCTGTACGGCACCGACCAGGCGATGCGCTCCGAGATCATCGGCGCGGTGCAATCTCACATCACAGCCGGCGCCGATACCTGGCAGACGGCGCGCAAGATCTACGACGGCTACGGGTTCGGTGGAGCCTTGCACAAGGATCGCTTGCCCGACCTGCCCACGGATCTCCAGAACCTGGTAGACGACGCTTCCCACGTCCTGGACCCGACGCAGCTCGCGAAGCTCAAGGCACGCGCCAAGCAGATGACCGCCTACGCCGACCGGCTGGCCACGGGGCCGCTGGCCGCTGCCTACCGGCAGCTGTCGTCGGAGCTCGAGAAGGATTTACCGAATGGCGTTGCTCGCCTGGCTCGAATCGCGGCCGAGGAAAAGGCGCGGTACCACGCCTCGCGAATCCTGCGCACCGAAACTGCCAGGGCATGGGGACAGGGGTTCCACGCTCAGTGCATGGCAGATTCTGACGTGACCGGTTGGAGGTGGGAGACCTCGAGCGCGCATGTCATCTTCGACATCTGCGACTTCCACGCGAGGGCCGACCTCTATGGCATGGGCCCCGGGATCTATCCGAAGACGCATCACCCCAGCTACCCGGCGCATCCGCATTGCCTTTGCCAGTGCACGATGGTGTTCAAGGGCGAAACGCGGCAGCCACGCGACCAGGTCGACGCGGGCGGCAAAGCGGCCTTGAACGGGATGACTCAGGCCGAACGGGTGCGGATCCTGGGAAAGCCTGGAGCAAACGCCTTCCGTGGCGGCGCTGACTGGAAGGCTGCGATCAAGCAGTGGGAACCACCGGTTCCGTTCATGCGGCAGGTCACAGGAACGGGCGTGCAGGGGTGGCAACCGCCGCTCGAGCTTTCCAGTGGTGCGAAGGCTGTGCTTGTGGAGGCACAAGCCGCCGCCCCGAAAGTTCGGTTTGCGGACGACGGCAGGCTACTCCCAGGCGAATCGCTCACGCGCAAGGAGCTGGACAAAGCCTGGTCGCAGATCAATGGTGGTCCGATTCTCGACGCATGGAATGTTTCTGGCAATGTTCTTCCGTTGGGCCTGGATGAGCGCGAAGCGGCGATGATCTACAACTACACCGGAAGCGGTTACGTTGGCTTGAATAGCGATTTGCGAGACGGAAACCCGCCTCACGCCGTCCATATTGCGCAGCAGAGAATCTTGAATTCTGCCCTGACGAAGATGGGCCTTTCCAGGCAAGCAAAGACATACCGTAATATCCATCTGTACTCGGTTCAGAAGACGAAATTCAACAAGGAAATGATTCCAGGTTATGAATTCGAATGGAAGGGATTCACCAGCACCAGCACTGACATGAACGCAGCAGCCCGATTCGGCGGGACGTCGTTCATCATCGAAAACCCGCAAGGTGTCGACATCAGAAAGGTTTCCGGGATCCCCACAGAAAACGAGTTCCTTGTCCAGTCCGGCGCGAGATTCCGAGTCAAGAAGGTGGTACCATTGCCTTCTGGAGAGCGTATCTTCATTCTTGAGGCTCTATGATGACAATCCAGGAAGTGCGCAAATGGCGGGTCGATGCTGCACGAAATTACCGTATGGATTCCGCAGCGGTGATCGACGATCCCGATCTTCGCGAATGGGCGCAAGGGCGTGCGCAGCTTGCCGATGAAATCGAGGCAATGAGCGATTCGGAGTTGATCGAGAAAATCGAATTCGATCGCCGCCTTTGCGATAAAATGACGAGCGGCGTCTCGACCTAACCCGGACAGGTCCCCGCCCCGCAAATCGCGCCATCTTGGTAGGCATGGAGGAAACCCATGCCATCAATCGTTGACGTCAAGAAGGCCCTGGAGGCCGTCGAAGGCGGTCCCGATCTCGTCGCCGCTCTGGATGGTGAGTTGTCGAAGCTCCGCACCGAATCCGGGAAGTACCGCACCCGCGCCAAGACCCTCGCCGACCACATCGGCGTGGACCTGACCACCGACGACCTGGACGGCGCTCTGGAAGCGCTCAAGACCAAGAAGCCGGAAGGAAAGAAGGGTGCGAACGACGAGCTTGACGCTCGCCTGCAGCGCCTGGAATCGGATCTCAAGGCGGAGCGCGAAGCCCGGTCGAATGCGGAAAAGAGCGTGCTGTCCGCCAAAGCGGAAAGCGCCATCAAGAACGCTTTGATCAAGAACAAGGCGTTGCGTGCCGACGACCTCGTGTCGATGCACCTGCCTGGCGTGAAGTTCAAGGAGAGCGGGGAACCGTACTTCCTGGACGCATCGGGTGCGGAGCGATCCGTCGACGAACACGTTTCGAACTGGCTGACTGCCAGACCGGAATTTGTCGCCTCCTCCCAAAAGCCGGGCCCAGGTGGCAACGGCAACAGCAAGCCGGCGAATGCCGACCTGTCCAAGCTCACCCCCACCGAAAAACTCGACATGGCTTTTGGAGCCAAGGAGTAAACGAGCATGAAGACTCTTCTCGAAGCATCCAAGACGATCACCAATCCGCTGGACTCGGCTGTGACCGAAGTCTACGCGAAGGAATCGCCCATCCTGCGCGTGCTTCCGTTCCGCACCATCGGCACGCTGGCCTACAAGTACAATCGCGAGGACACGCTTCCGGGCGTTGGGTTCCGTGGCATCAACGAGGCGTTCCCTGAATCGACTGGCATCATCGTACCGATGGTCGAAACGTTGGCCATCGCCGGTGGCGACTGCGACGTGGACAAGGTGATCGTCGAGACCGAAGGTGCATCTTCGCGATCGATTGAAACGAACATGAAGCTCAAGGCGCTGTCCCTGTCCTGGGGGGCGAAGTTCTTCAAGGGCGACTCGGTGCAGAACCCTGCCGAGTTCGATGGCTTGCAGACTCGCGTCTCCGGAAACCAGAAGATCGCGGCTGGCAACACGGCGGGCGGCGATGCTCTCTCGCTCCAGATCCTGGACCGGGCGATCAAGCAGACATACCGCCCGTCGGCCATTTTCTGGGACAAGAACCTTGGACTCCGCCTGACACAGGCGGCCAGGAATGTGAACGTCGGAGGGAACATCTCCTGGCGCAACGACGAGTTCGGTAACCAGATCGCCACGTACAACGGAATCCCGATCTACGAGACCGAGGAAGACAACACCGGTATCTCGACTCTGGGATTCAATGAGGCCTGCCCTGGCGGCGGCTCGGCGGTTGGAGCATCGCTCTACATCCTGTCGTTTGGTGCGGATACGCTGTTCGGCATTCAGCGGTCCTTGCCTGAGGCTCGCGACCTCGGCGAAATCGACGCGAAGCCTGTCCTTCGGACTCGTGTCGAATGGGCCTCTGGCATCGCGACGAAGCACCCTCGATGCGCGACCCGCATCTGGGGAATCAAAGACGCGGCCTTCGTCGCCTAATTCACCGTCACCCAAAGGAGTCATGACATGACTGCAATTTTTGACAAGAACAACGAGCTCAAGGCCTCGGGTGCCGTCACTGCCAGCCAGGACGAAACCTTGATCCTGTGCAGCCCCCGCAAGATGGGTGGCCGCGCCAAGGTGGTGATCAACGTGTCGGCTGTCGGTGGTACCACTCCCACCGCAGCGTTCTACGTCAACGTGTCGCCCACGGTGGGAGGCACCAAGACCAAGGTGGCGCAGCTCCCCAATATCACCGCTGTCGGACAGTACGAGATTCCGCTTTCCGGGAAGCTCGTCGAACAGCACGTGCCCACGGCGGAAGCGCTCGGAATCGGTGCGACCCTTGGTGGTACCACTCCTTCCTTCACGTACCAGGCATTCCTGGCGTTCGAGCCCTGATCATGGCCACCACGATCAAGGGTTCGCCCATCACGCTTTACCGTAACGGCCACTCCATCACCGTGCATCCCATCGACGCTCAGGCGTGGCGGGTGAACGGCTACACCGAAGATCCTGACAACGTGGTCGAGGAAGTTGCCGAAGAAGTGGCCGACAAGCCGGAAGGCAAGGAGTCCAAGAAGGCGAAGGCCGACAAGCAGGAAGGCAAGGACGCGGCCTGATGGAAATCTCGCTGAACATCCGAGCTGACAAGCTCCTGGAGGCGTTTGCAAAAGCGCCCCAGGCCGTGCGCGACCATCTGCGGATCGCGGTGAAGTCGAGCACGGTGGATGTCCAGCGGGTTGCCCGGAAGTACCACAAGTTCGTGACAAAAATTGGATCTGTGGAACGTGCTGTCACTGTCGTGTTCCCCGACGAGATGACTGGCCGCGTTTTCCTGAATCCTGCAATCGCCAAGCACGCCGTTTTTCTCCATGAGGGAACTCGGCCGCATCGCATCGAGCCGAAGCGCAGGAGGCTCCTGCGTTGGGCCGCGCCTCTTGGTGGCGGCGGCAAGGGCTTCGCCTTCGCTCGTCACGTCAACCACCCCGGCACCAAGCCGGATCCATTCCTTTACACCGCACTCGAGGCGCGTCGGGACTCCATCCAAGCGAAGATGGACAAGGCCACCGACGCAGCTCTTCGCGAGGCTGGTCTATGAGCCGCATCGCCATTCTCGATCTCAAGGACGCGCTCCTGCAGCCGCTGTGCGAGACCTACCTCGAAGACGTCGAGGATTGGATCATCGAACAGGCTTCGGCGGCTGGCGTCGAGGAAGCCGACATCCTCCCGGTGCTGGGAAAGCGTGCCAAGCGTGCGGCGGTCCTGTACCTGGCTGTCGCCACGTGCCTGGGTGAAGCTGCGCAGAACCAGCACACCATGAGCGGCGAAGGCAAGGACGTATTCCTGGTCAAGATGGGCGCCTACCAAAAGCAGCTCGACAGGATCATGGCCGCGATGACAGCTTCTGACTGGAGTGGATCGACGGACGATTCCGAAGACACCCCGACCAACCTTTGCGCGGAGATCGAACGTGGTTGATCGATTCGACATTCCCGCCTTCTGGGTGCTCCTGCACAACGACCTCGAAGCGTGGCTCAAGGACGACGCTGGCGTGGCCGCGCTTCTCACCAAGAACGCTCCTGGTGGACCGGCTTTCGTGGACGTTGCCCAGGGCATCACGCCCAGCGTTCCAGCGCCGTGCATTCGCATCCTTCGCGGCAACGAAGGTCGACAGGAATTGACGTGCTTCGTCACCGACTCGATCCCTGGCCAGATCGAAATCGACCTCGCCTTGTGCAGCCAGAGCGTTGCGCCTCGCGACAAGGATCTCTCCGCCCGCGCTCCCTGGGATGCGCTGGCCTTGCTCGAACGCGCCACCCTGGCAGCGCTTCGCCGGTACTTCGCTCGCGGGTTGTCGAAGATTCTCGGCGCTCCGTTCGAAGCCTCTGTCGCATCGATCACGCCCACCGATGGCGGGTACTACCCGGTCGTGGGCTCCACCATCTCCATCATCCTCAACAAGGCAGAATGACCATGGCCCGCAACGCAGCCACCACCGACGCACCGGAGAGCGCCACCGAGGCGGCTCCCGTCACCCTGGAATCGGTCAATCCCGAAGCCGCGCGCCTGATCGACGACTTCGTGCAGGCTCACCTCCCTCCGGAAGCGTGGCAGCAGCAGGCCGCATTCCGCGACCGCGAAGCCCTCAAGCTCTCCCTCGCCACCCTCTTCACCAAGTAAGGACAGAAAATGTCACTCCTACAGATCGGGGCGGGTGCCGCCTACATCATGGACCTCACCCAGACGCCCGCGCAGCGCGTCGAGCCGGGATTGATCAAGGGCGGGAAGGTCTCCTTCAAGCAGAAGATGGAATTCGAGAGCGGTGCTATGCAGATGGCCATGTACGCCGCCGCCCTCGAAACCGAGATCACCGGCGAAGTGACATTCAAGGCGCTGGACATCGCGCTCCTGAAGGCCGTGGGTCTGGCTCAGCTTTCGGGCGGCTCGGGACTGTCGCGCATTGCCGTGATCGCGGACCCCAAGACCGTGGCGACCACCGTCACGCTGACCGGCTCCACCGACATCCTGTCGATCCGCGACACGACCACCGGCATCTACTACAAGAAGGTGGCGTCTGCTCCGGCGACCGGGCAGTATTCGTTCGTCGCTGGCACCGTGACCTTCGCCGCGGCGGATGTGGGCAAGTTCGTGGCGATCTCCTGGATCAAAGCTTCGGCCACGGAAAACAACAAGCTCAACCTGGTCAACGCAGCCCAACAGCAGGCGCAGTACTTCGGAATCGAAGGCCTTGGCGTGTTCGACGGCAAGCAGGCCTATTACAACTTCCCTCGCGTCGTCGCGACGGACCTTCCCGACCCGTTCGGAGCCGGTGACAAGTTCGCCGATCGGAAGCTGACCTTCAAGGTCGTGGCGGATCCGATCACGGGCGCCATCGGTGAAATCTCGCTGACGGAGACCTTGACGTGAGCACCGCAAAAGTCACCCTCGACGGGCAGGACTTCACGCTGTCGGCCATCCCCATGCGGCAAATGGCCAAGCTCTGGAAGAAGTTCACGATCCTCATCTCGCTGGTGCTGGCAGTACTCAAGGCCATCGGCACCGTGGGCAAGGAAATGAATCTCCAGGGCTCCGAAACTCCGAACGTCGGACAGATCCTGTCGGCAATCGGAAGCGGGGCCATCACCGACGCGCTGGAAAGCGTATTGGAAAAGGCGTCGGAAGAGCAGATCGATGCCCTGATGGACATCCTCTTCTTCAGCGTTTCGCGTGTGCACAAAAACCTTGAACAATCTGCTTTCGACGAGATGGTCACCTTGGCCAACGTGCCGCCCCTGGTAATGGCGTTCCTGGAAGCCCAGGGAATCAAACTCACCAAGGATGACCCGAAGGACAAGAGCGCCGAATCGGGGGAAGCTCAGGCGGCTCCGACCGCCTAGAAGACTTCGACCTGGTCGAATGGGTGGCGTGGCTCTGCGCGGCATCCGGTTGGCCTTGGTCCGAGGTTGGGGCGATGACACTTCCCGAAGCGATGGCAATGGGCAGGGCGTGGAAGAAAGTCCCACCCCTGCCTTTGCTTTTGAATGGGGTCGTGAATGCGCTCACGGGTAGGACAGAAAGCGTCGAGGACGAGAAGGAAGCGCCCGTCGACCCGGCTGTACAAGCGGGATATGACAAGTGGATGGCTGACCATCTCGACAAGGTCCAGGCGAGCGGGGGGATGGTCTCGAACATGGTGATCCAGGCACAGGGGGAGTAGATGGCGAACGTGATCGAGGTGCTGATCAAGGGGCTTGTCTCGGATGAGTTCAAGAAGGCCTTGGACCAGGCGTCACAATCTGTCGAAGGATTCGCCAACAAGGTCGGCCAGTCCGTCGAGAACATCAACAAGCGATTCGAGGGGATGAACAAGGGTTTCGAGGCCCTCGGGAAATCCATGGTCGGCATTGGTGTCGCGCTCTCGATCGGCATCACCGCGCCAACCGTCGCGCTGGCAGCGGGTGCCGTCCAGGCCGGCGCGAACATCGAGAAGCTGACCGTCGCCTTCCAGCCGCTTCTTGGGTCGGCCCAGGCAGCGACGAAACGAATGGCGGAGCTGCAGCAGTTCGCGAACCTGACGCCCTTCGAGCTTCCGGAGGTGGCCAAGGCATCGCGCATGCTCGAGGTGATGACCAAGGGCGTCCTGGCCACTGGCGACGCCCTACGCATGGTGGGTGACATCGCGTCTGGGGTCGGGCAAGGGTTCGATGAGGTCGCCATGTGGGTCGGTCGTCTGTACGACGGACTCAAGAGCGGGCGCCCTGTCGGCGAAGCAACGATGCGCCTGCAGGAGATGGGGGCGATGTCCGGGGACACTCGGAACAAGCTCGAAGAGATGGCAAAGACCGGCGCGAAATTCTCGGAAGTTTGGGCGGTCGCCACCCAGGCCTTTGGGCGCTTCGCTGGGGGCATGGAGCTGCAGGCGAATACCGTCGCGGGAAAGATCTCGACGCTCCAGGACAGCGCGAACACAGCGCTCGCGAACCTTGGCCGATCGTTCGAGGACACCACAAAGAAAGTTCTCGATCTGGCAACGGCGCTGATGGACAAGCTCGGAGCGTTGGCGCAATGGTTTGGAGATCTTCCGGAGCCCGTGAAGATGGTCACCTTGGCCATTGTCGCGTTAGTCGCCGCGATTGGCCCGCTTCTCGTGGCCTTCGGCGGCATCTTGCTTGCGATTCCTGGTCTGATTGCCGGATGGGGCGCGCTTAGTGCTGCGCTTGGAGTCACTGCCGCTGGGATCGGAGCTTTGGTTCTCCCAATCACTTTGGTGGTCGCTGCGATCGCGTCGTGGGCAATCGTCGTCCTTGAGCTACGTGACGCCTACAAGGCTTACCGTGAGGAAAAGGAGCGGGACAAAAGCATCGAGAAGGCTACAGACGATGCCCTTGAGCGTCGTGGCGTTGGGTTAGAGCATCGCAAGGCTCTGCGAAAAGCTGGATACGACGTTGGCATGGGATCGGAGACAAGCCAGTCCCAGGGTGCGGGGAGTTTCGCCACCTACATGGAGCAGCAGGGCGCTGCGAAGGCCGCTTCAGACGCCGCCGCCGCGAAGGTGCACGAAGAGTTCGTCAAGACCGACCGTGCCACGCTGATCGCAAAGGAAAACGAGCGGTACAAGGAACAGAAGGCGGCTTTGGGCGACAATGTCGCAGCGATCAAGGAGCTCAACGCGCTGCACAAGATCGCCCTGGAAGACATCGACAAGAAGGTGGGATACAAGCCGGTCAAGGCCGCTGCCAAGGTCGACGCCAAAGATCAGCAGCTGGCCAAGAATTTCGAAGCGCTTGGGCAGGAGAGGAATGCTGACGCGGCACTGGCTGAAGAGGAAGCGCGACTCATTGCGGAAGTGACGGCCGAGAACGAGCGCATCAAGAAAGCTGGCCGCGATGATGCGCGCAAGGCGCTTGCTGAACAGAAGAAGGCAGAAGACGCGCTCGACCAGAAGCGGCGCGATCAAGTTCGCTGGATCGGCGCCCAAATGGGAGCCATGTTGTCGCCGATCGTCAACGGCTTCTCGTCCGCACTTTCCCAACTGTTCGCCAAGGGCCACGTCAGCGTGACAAACATCGTCAAGACCATCCGCGAAGGCCTTGCGCAAGCCGCGGCGGAATTCATCACCAAGATGGCCGTGGGCGGCGTGCTGAAGCTCATCGGCGGCGCTGTGGGCGGTCCTCTCGGTGGCGGCCTGATGAGCTACGCCACGGGCCTGATGGGCTTCGCGGTGGGGACGCCTCGGGTGCCGCGTGACATGCTTGCCCAGATCCACAGCGGGGAAGGAATCATCCCTTCGAACTTCATGGACGCCATCCGCGCGGGCGACTTGACCCTTGGCGGCCCTGGTGGCGGTGGTGGTCATTCCGCTTCCCTGGTGCTCGGCTCCGACATCATGGCCGCGATCAAGGATCAAGGGTATGCCCTGGCCAAGATCGTCCTCGAACAAGGAAGGGTGTCCTTCGCATGAGCAACGTCTTTTTCCCCTTCGTCGATGGCTTGGGCAAGCAGATCCAACTCAAGGTCGAGACGATCGCGCCCCAGTTCTCCACCGACGTGCAGCGCTCCCAGGGTGGCGCCGAGTTCCGGGTGTCGCGCTGGGCAATGCCGCGCTGGTCGTGGAAGATCTCGCTCCCGATCCTTCCCGACTCGTCAAATTCTGACGCCTACCGGGCCATCGTTGGGTTCTTCATGGATCGCCAAGGCATGGCCGACAGCTTCCTTTGGTGCCCACCAACGGACGCGTCGAGCATTGCCGACAGCTTCACGGGAAAGGGCGCCCGGTTGAACGCGGTCCAGATCGGGATCGGCGACGGCACGCAACTGGTGTTCCCTGTGGTCCGGCCCTTCGGTGGTGGGACGTACCCCTACGGCAAGCGCGCCGAGCTCGTCCAGTGGATCGACACACGGAACTTCACCCCGCTGGGGGAGCATGGCTCCAATGCTGTCTCGCCTCCTGGAATCGTGTCCAACGGAATGGGGAAGGCCATCGTTTTCCCGACCGCGCCGGCGGCTGGCGTACCGGTTACGGTGACCTGCGATGTCGCATACCGGGTGCGATTCGGTAAAGACTCGATGGATTTTCGGCACTGGTGCTGGCAGCTTGAAAAGGGCGGAAGCGTCGAACTGGAACAGGTCTTCGAATGATCAACAATCCGGGCGTGGCGGCCGAGCTCGCCAAAGGGCATGTGACGATTTTTGACGTGGTGACGCTGCGTATCTCGCGTGGGCGGATCATCCGCTTTCCGGGGGCGTCGGGCACCGGTGGCGTGGCCACGCCCATCGTCGACGCTGTGCGGTGGACGGATGCGCCGGTCCCGCTTCGGGTGTACGAGATCGACGGATCGGGGCCAAATCTCTTCCAACCGTTGTCGGGTGCCGCGTACAAGCGCGACCGGCTTCGGCAATCCGTCGGCCGGGAAGTGATGCAGCTGGGCGTCTCGGTGACCGGCGATCTGCCGATCAACCTCTCCACGGCGTGCGACAGCGTGGGCGTGCTCTCGGGATCGTTCGCGACCTCCCTGATGGAACTGTGCCTCCTTGGGCTCCTGGACGGTGCACGCATCACGGTCGACCAGGTCGTGCTTACATCCGGACAGCTTCCGTCCACGCCCACGGCGGCGGGTGCCGCCTATGGGATCGTCTCGACAATTCCCGTCCGTAGGTTCGACGGCATCATCCGCAAGGCATCTCCGGAAAACGAGCGCATCACCATGGAGTGCTGCGACCCGCGCATCCTGGGCGGTGGATCGGTACCGGTGGGGATCTTCTCGCCATCCTGCCGGTGGGACTTCTGCGAAGGGCCGTGTCCTGTGGCGTGGAACCTGGGCGATGCGTCGATGGGCACGCACATCCGCCTCGCCGGGACGGCGGTGGACTTCCAAGACGGTTCGCGGGTGAAAGTTCTGCTGTCCAACCTGTTCACGGGGGCTGTCGACTTGCTGTCCGCCCGGGAATTGGTGTGGGCGATGCTGGTGCCCCTCGACGGGCCGATGATGGGGATGCGCTTCCAGCTGGGTAGCCTGGACGGCACAGGGATGGAAAGCGACACGACCCACATCCAATGGCAGTTGGCCGACTCGCTCCCGTGGGTCTGGAGCTGCAACTACTGCCACCTGGAGATCGGGTGCTCCAAGCGACTCCACGCGACCGGAGCGGAGGCGCAGCCGCGAACCTGCGTGGTTTGGAACGGGCACCCTGTTCGATCGGGCCTCCCAACCAGCTTGCACCGGTTTGGCGGGTTTCCCGACATGCCACAGCCGGAGACGGCGTGAAGCCAGAAACTGGCTTGTAGGAGTAGATTTTCCGACGTCAGCAGCCCGCGACATTTGTTTCGCGGGTATCCCATCCCGAAGGGTGCCAGCGATGTCCGTCGAAAAGCTCAAAATTGTCGCCGATCAGATTCTTTCCCGCCTGCCATCCGTAAAGGGGAGAGGCGAGGAGGCGACAAAGCAAGCCCTCGTCCTTCCGATGCTTGATGCGCTTGGCTACGACATTTGGAATCCTGCCGAAGTTTGCCCGGAATTTGAAGCCGATTTCGCGATCAAAAAGGCCGGCCAAAAAGAGAAGGTTGATTTGGCCATCAGCTTGAAGGGCGCCCCGAAGATCTATTTCGAGGTGAAGTCGGTAGATGCTGTTCTCGATGGTCACGAAGGGCAGCTTGCCCGCTACTTCAACTCGACAACCACGGTGACCCTTGGGGTGTTGACCAACGGCGTTGAATGGCGATTTTTCACCGACACTGGCGACCCGAACGTGATGGATCAACTGCCGTTCCATGTCGTGAAGTTGGAGTCATTGGATCAAGGGCTCGACATCATGGCTCGGTTCGCGAAGCCGGTGTTTTCCCCGGAAGCCATTCGAGAGTTCGCGACAGAACTCAAGTACACGGCCAGCATTGCGGGCTTGCTTCGTGATGAGCTCGACCTGAAGGATCGGGATCCTTCCGAATCGTTCATCCGCTGGATTTTGAAGGCCGACAAGATGTACGACGGAATCGTAAATGCAAACGTGGTCGAGCGGTTCCGGCCCATTGTGAAGTCGGCGCTGACGCGGGTTGTTCGCGAGATCGTTCGTCGATCGGTGAACGCGTTGGATGTCGAGGCCGCCGTCGAAGTTCCGAACGTTGAATCTGCTCCGCAAGCCGAGGACTTGAGTGTCGAGGCCGATCATTCCGAGGCTGGGCGCGGAATCGTCACAACGGAACGCGAGCTTCGAACCTTCGCAATTGCCAAGGAGGCATTTGAGGCAAGCGACCTGGCTGGATCTTCAATTTTTGATGCGACTCAGCGGCGGGATGTTCCGATCGAGGTCTCGTACAAGGATACAACCGGGTATTTCGGAATCTTCCTGAATAAGCCTTCGTGGTGGGTGTTGCGTGTTGTCACCGAAGCAAAGAGGCCTTGGATTGGATTCGCACTCAGCAAGGAGCAGGCGTCGGCGCTGATTCCTGAAGGGTTTTCCCTTCTCGATCCGCAGGCAGGGTGCGATACCCGCGTTGGAATCTCTGGACCTGAAGACCTCTTAGCCTTGAAGCCGCTTCTCCTTGCAGCGTACAAGCAAGCAATCGAGGACCGCAAGCCGCGGCCGTAAGACTGGAAAAAGTGGTAGATTCAATCAGTCAGCACAAAGCCCAGGAGGGTACCCCATGATCCGCGCAATCCTTTCCGTTGCCGCCGCTGCCGTCTTGGCAGGCTGCATGACCACCGAGAGCTCGCCAGCTGGGCGTGCAATGGCATCGGACTCGAATCCTTCGGGATCGGAAGCCCCCAGGCTGACCGTCACGGTGCAAGCTGGGACGAAGGCGTCTCCAGTGGATACCCCGATCGTTAGGATCGAGTGGGCGCACCAAGATTCTGTCGAGCTCGGATCGGTTGCTGTGCAGAAGGATGGGAACGGATACTCCACTTTTGGAATTCTGGACATCCCGGCAACTCAGGCTTTGATGAAGTGCCAAGGTACGGGATTCGTAATTCAGAAGGTGAAGTGCAAGGATTCGGTAAAGGTTGTCACGACTGCAAGCCCTCTCCATGCAACGAACTGGGCGTACGATTCGACCTGGGTCTACTGCAAATAACCCGGACATGTGTCAGGGTTGATCCTTCCGCCATCTTGGTAGGATGGATCCATCGAGGCGCGCTCAAGCACCGGCCCCAATCCCGGAAAATCGGCGTGTCGCCGACATCTACCGGCAGATCACGACGGCAGCCTACGGCACTCCGGTGCCGCTTCTCATTGGCCAACAGCGCATCCCCGCAACCATTTTTCGAGACGGCCGCACTGCTGCCGTAGAGAACCAGGCGGTCATTCCGTCCGATGAGCGCGGAAAGGTGCTCTACGGGCTTTGCGAAGGGCCTGTGGCTGCGATCCCGACCATGTACGGGAACAATGATGGGAAGACCCGCCCTGGCTTCACGCCGGGGATTTCTGCGCATGTTACGCTTCCAATCCCGTACGTCGCAGTCAACGCCCCAACAGGGACCGATTCCCCGGATGACCTTTCGTTCGAGGGGTCCAGCGACGTGAACACCTCCGGCAGCGGATTGGGGGAATACCTGGTCACGGGGGCCCATAGCCATCAGGCGGCCGACGGAACCTCAGCGATCCACGAAGACGTCGTCGGCCTTCCTGCTGTTCTGGCGTCCGACTTCCATGTCTGCCTAACCGGATCTGGAGCCACCCTCGCGAGATGGATGGTGGTCTTCGATCGCTCCACGAACACGATCGCCGCCTACTTCAATGCCCTGGGCGGCCAAGGTGGTGACGCATCCTTTGTGCTCTGCAGCGGATCGGTGAACGCTGCGTTGAGGCCGTCCAGTACCGCGCAGGTCCAGCCCAGAGTCGCGGCTGTCGGTTCGACGATCCATGTCGTCTGGTCGGTCCTGAGCAACACGGGGAGCGCGGTGCAGATCGCGCACGTGTGGACCACCAACGGCGGCGCCTCCTGGACGGCGGGGCAATCCCTGTCGCGACCGGATCTTGGTCACGCGACCGGAGTATGGCGCCTTTCTCTCGCGCTGCACGCGAGCGGTGAAGCCTGGGTGAGTTTTCACCGATACACCGTTTGGAATGCTGAAACCACGGATTCGTGCAGCAAAGGTGTGGTCGTCGGATTTTTCCCGGCTACGGGGACTGGATCAACAAGCTGGGTCATCCCAACTATCACACCGACGACAACACCTGCCACGACAGCAGGTGAATTGTGTGTTTTTTCAGATCCATCCATCGTCTCGATAAGCTCTGGTCTTCTATGGCGAATCAGGGCGCCGTCGGTCCTTCCGCTTGGAAGCGGGAGAGCGTTGCTGTCCGTGGTCTACATGGATCGAAATGCTGCCATTTCTTGTCAGCTGTTGGTTTTGCCGATCGTGGCAGACACCGAAGTGCATTGGGATTTTCCTTCGGCAGCCTTTACGATGTGGGCGGACTATCCGGCGGGTGTTTCCAAGAACATCGCGAACCTGCCGTGGGTCGTCGCCAACGGTTTTGCAGGCCAAGCCCTCGAGTACTTGCCGAGCACGTCGTTCGACAACCTGAACGACGCATCGACACAAATTGTCGCGACCGGATCCGGATCCTTTGGTGTGCTCGTCCTTGCTCGCCGCACCCTGTGGGGTAGCTACAACTCCACCATGATGGCGAACCACGCGATGGCGGGCCGCTGGGCGATGCCGTGGGGTTCCTGGAACGGCACGGCGATTTCCTGGGCCGTGGGCGTCTCGATGGCCTGGCAGGATGAAGGATTCTTGGCGCACGCCTTCTACAACGGGAACGGCCAGATGTACGTCGCAATGGGCAAGAGCGACGGCGACGAGAACCATCCCGACTACCGTGCGCGAAGCCTCGCCCTGTACGTGCTCAATCCCGGGCAGTCCCAGTCGCTGCAGGTGTTCACCTACTCGCCAAGCACCGAGCTGGACGACTCGCTGCTCTACCAGTTCTATGCCCAAAACGGCACGCTCATCACCTCGGTTCGTGAAGACGAAAATCTCGACGGGAATTACACGGTCGGAATCCGTCAGGTCCGGCAGTTCGATGGATTTGGCGACGTCCTCCCATCGGTGATCGCCGAGCGCCTCTTGATCAACGACCTGCGCGGCCTGAACATCCCGAACCTCGTTTTTGATACTGCGACCTGGAATCAAACCGACAATTACTGTCGGGCCATGGGGATCAAGTTTTCCCTGGCTCTCACCAGCCAACAAGCGGCGTGGCCGTTGGTCTGCGACATCCTCGAATCTGCCAACGCGATGACCTACATGTCGGAAGGGAAGCTCAAGGTCTACCCACGCGAGACCGCGCCCGTCACCGCGAACGGATCGACCTACACCCCGATGTGGAACACCGGTCTGGTGATTCCTACGGAGCACCTGCGCGACGGGATTGCGATCGATCCCGAAGGCATCGACGCGTCGTGGAACTCTCTGCGTGTGAGCTGGAAGAATCGCTCCCGCGCCTACGCCGACGAGCCGTACCAGATCGACGACAGCGGATCGATCGCGCGCAAGAGCCGCATCCCCGGCAGCGCGATGGATTGGCCGTGGATCTGCATGCCGAACGTGGCGGCCGCGTGCGCTTGGCTCCGCATGCGACACCACAAGCGGACGGGCCGCGTCTACCGATTCGCCCTCGATCAGCGCTACATGCTTTTGGAGCTGGCCGACATCATCGCCATTTCGTCCGAGAAGTACCCGCAGCGTTGGGTACGGATTCTGTCCATCGAGGAGTCCAACGCGGGGTGGCGCGAGATGACCGCCGAAGACGCGCCGATCGCGACATCCGTGGTCACGCCTCCAGCTGGTGGCAGCGGGTCGACGGGATCCAGCATCATCACGCCGACCCCGGTCAACCTCCCGATCCTGTTTGTTGCGATGATCGGTGGCGTGCTCATGGTCTGGGCGCTGCTATCGTGGCCGGCGCCTGGTCGCGGGTGCAGCATCTATCAATCGTGGACAGGAACTGACTGGTCGCAGGTCGGCAGCTGTACCACTCCAAGCCCCACCGGGCACCTGATCCAGGACATGGCACGGCTTCGCGTCCAGCCCGGTTTGCGGTGCCGTCCAGGGCTTCGCGTAGCCGTTGCCGACTTCGCCATGGGCGACTATTCCGAGAGCGGCCAGACGCCTCCTTTCCCGACCTGGGGGGATTGGCAGGCGGGCAACCCCGGCGCGCTCCTGTGGGTGAACGGCGAGCTTTGTGCCTACGCCCTGGAATCCGACGACGATCGTCTGGCGTCGTGCTCGATGCTTCGCCGCGGACTCTACGGGACAGCGGTCGGCCAGCACCCGATTCTTTCCCGCGTGGGTGCCGTGACAGATTCTGCCTGGACATGGGCGGTGCCTCCCGGCCGCGCGGGCGCGACCTGCTACTTCCGCTTCCCCGGCTTCGGTGAGGACGTCGCAAAGGTCGCCACCTACACCGTGGAGATTCCCGCATGAGCCTGGACGCCTACATCCCACTGGTGTGGGTGGACTACGCCGATTCGCCCGACCTTTCCGCCGCGAACCTCAATCACCTGGAACAGGGAATCAAGGCGGTCACCGACGAGCTGCTGGCGTTCGAAGCGTCATGGGTTGCGGCCTTCCAGCCGATCTCGGCCGAGTTGACGGCTGTGGCCGGGATCTCGACGACAGGATATGTCAAGCGCACCGGATCGGCGGCGTGGACCACTACCGCGTCGATCCCGGTCGCCGACATCTCCGGCGTGCTGCCGGTCGCGAATGGCGGAACGGGGCAGTCGTCCTACACGGCGGGCGATCTGCTCTACGCGTCCAGCTCGACGGCGTTGGCGCGGCTCCCCGATGTGGCGACAGGAAATGTCCTACGCTCGGGTGGCGTGGGCGCGGCCCCGGCGTGGGGGAAGGTGTCGCTGGCGTCCGATGTGTCGGGCACGCTGCAGGCTGCGCAGTTCCCGGCGCTGACCGGAGATGTGACGACGTCGGCGGGTGGATTGTCGACGACCTTGGCGAGCATCATCGCGGCGGCGGGGCCGGTTGGCGGTGGCGCGACAGTTCCTGTCATCACGTACGACGCCAAGGGGCGCTTGACGGCGGTCTCCACCGCGTCGATCACGCCTGCGGGGATTGGTGCGCTTCCTGCATCCGGCGGCTTGACCAACAAGCTCGCGAAGTGGACCAGCTCGAGCACGCTCTCGTCCGGCATCATCACCGACGATGGCGACTGGATCTACGCGGATCCCGGCGTTTCCTCTGGCGGCCGATTCAAGGCGCGAGCTTCGATCGGGAAGGCCCAATTTGTAGGGAACACCCCGGGCGACTGGTGGGGGATCGGCTCTTACTCGTCAGGAATTGTCCAGATCGGGCACTGCAGTTCCGACGGCGTCTGGCTCGGGAATGCGTTTTCCTTCGTGGTCCAGGGGAGCTTCGGTGTAACCGGAAATATCTCTGCGAATGGTGCCGTGGATGGTGGGCTCTCGCGGATGCAGACGTCCGCCATTTCCGCGACCCAGGCTTGGTTTGGTTATGCGGGTCTCAACACCGCGGGGGCCTATCGAGGGTTTTACGCCGGGAGCGGTGGCGATCTTAGGATTGCATCCGCTGGCGGCACGTCAGTCAGCATCGGCACAGGCGCATCGTACAACGCATTGGTGGTATCCGATACCGCCGTCACGCTTGCGAACCCTTTGTCGGGAACCTCGGCGGCATTTTCCGGCGCTCTCACCGTTGGGGCATCTACAGCCATGCTCAAGCGTGTTTCCGGAGTCCTGACGGACGCTGTCTCCGGAACGGATTACCTGCCCTGGGGGAGCGCGACAGGAACTGTCGATCTGGCAAACGTAAACAGTCGGGTCGCGGGCGTTTACGCGCTGAACGGAACGACATGGGGAAATGCTCCATCAGGGATTCTGAACAGTTCCGACGCGCTCCTTTTGCAGTCTCACGTCGCTTCGAGTGGGGTCATGCTCCAGATCCTGAGCAACCACCAATCGTATTCCGATGGGAATTTGTGGTTTCGGCGATCAGCGTCCACAAGCGGCACTGGTGGCACCTGGTTCAAGGTTTGGCATGATGGGAATTTGAGCGCGAGCACCCTGCCTGGAGGCCCGTACATCCCGTTGGCCGGTGGCGTAGTCGTTTCTGGTTTCTTGAACATGTACGCCGATATCTACGTCAACGCTGGACACAGGCTGCGTTGCGCAAATTGGTACACGACAGATTCTGGCATCTTTTCTACGAGCAGTTCGTTCGTTTTTGATTCTGGTACCACTGTTGCCATGCAGTCGGCCGAGATCAACGGGACTGCGTCCATCTTTGCGGCAAACATCGGCGCGCTAAGCGTGTCCAGCTCCGTGGTAGCATCGAGCGCGTCGTTCTCCGCTCCTGCCGCAACAAGCCCAGGGTATGGGCCTGATATTCTGACGATCACGTGGTCGGCTCCGGTCATTTTTCTGGATTCGCACTCCACGAAGTTTCGGCAGTACATCCTTCCGACATCGTCTGTTGCGCGCACGGTCACGCTGATTTTTGGGCCATCCGCTTCGGCAAATCCTGCGATGGTGTACATGAGCGGCTCGGAAGTCATCTACGACAAGGGTGGAAACTTGGTCTGCAGCGCGTCGACGGTCATGCAGAGATGGGGCGCGATGACGATTCGCAAGGACACGGGATCGACCATCTGGTACGAGATCTGAGCGCCTAACCCGGACAGGATTTGCCCGACGATTTCGCGCCACCTTCATCATGGAACCAATCCGATCCATGAACAAGGGGTGCCACGTGGCGAAAGTCGCTTTTCAGGTCTTGATCGACGAAGACAAAGCGCAGATCCTGCAGGACGCTGCGGACATCCAGGGCATCCCTGCTGGGAGCCTGCTGGACAACGGCGCATCGCCCGACTCGATCGTCAACGACCAGATCAATCAGTCGATGTGGAGGCTCCGCCAAAGCGGCGTGATTCCTGTCGAGATCAAGGCCGAAATCTCCGCGTTCGCTGCCTCCAAGGTCGCCGAGCGCAAGGCCGCGGGTGCCGCCGCATGAGTGCCACCGAGGTCACCCGCAAGCTGCCCTACGGAAGGGCTTTGATCCTGGTCGGGCTGATCCGCATTACCCCGGCAAGCGTCCCCGGAGGGCTATTTCGGCTCCAGATCATTGATAAGGTGCGCAGCATCGAAGCGAGCTTTTCCGATGCGATGAAGAGTGATCGGAAACAGATGGTGGAGCTGACCGTCAACCGTGAGCACCTTGGCGCAGTCAAGCTGGCCCTATTGGAGCTGTGGGGCGGCCAGAACTCCAACGGTGGAATCCAAGAGCAGATCGCGGACGTTTCGGGAGCGGGTGGGCTCAAGATCTGGGACAAGCACATCGTTCCATTTCTTCCCAAGGAAGAAGTTCCCGCCTTGGCCGAACTCGACGACGAACCTTCGTTGACGGATTCTGACGACTGATGGTCGTCGTGATCACACCAGGCGTCGTCTTCGGCGCAATTGGCGCGTGCGCGACCCTATGTGTCGGCGCCTTCACGCTTGGCAACCTGCAGTGGTACCGGCGCTCCGAAGGCACCACGCTCGAGAAGACCGTGGAGGTCTTGGCCAGGTCTCTGGATAGCGTGGCCAAGGCGTTGCAAGGCGTGACCGATCTGCGCGGCGAAGTCCGCAGCGGGTTGGAGCGCGTCCACGAACGGATTGACAAGAACTCTCAGGAAATTGCCCATCTCACTGGTGTTTGCAGCCAGGCAAAAAAGGATCACTGATGCGCAGAGTCTATCCGTTCCCGAATGGAGTGAACCAACAGATCTCGCTCGCGCCTGCGAAGATCTACACCATCGCGAACCCCGCCGACCGCTTCGAGCTGGCAGGCGAGCCGGACGAATGGCTGCAGTGCCAGCGGACGGGGCAGGTGTGGCGCTGGTTGAACGATGCGTGGACGCCGGATCCGATCAGACCGGAAGGCAACTACGGCTTGGCCATCGTCGGCACGAGCAACGGCTATCGTGGACCGCATCCTGGAATCCTCCAGTCTGCGAGTGAGTTTGCTGGCGACTGGAGTTTGAGCGGCTTGTCCAATGGGACTGCCTCCTGGGGTTACACCCTGTCGCACACGGCGCTTCCGTTCCTGGCTAACTGGAGCGTTTCCGGGTCGTACATCGCGGACCAGGAAGCGCAAATGGTGAAGGCTCGAGCTGCGATGCCCTCCCATCTGCTGTTCTTCGTCAGCTCCAACGACATTTACGGCGCGACCACGTTTGAGGCCCTTTGGGCGACTCTGCGTGGATGGGCTACGGAGGTTCTGGGTTGGGGCGGCACCCCTATCATGGTGATCCCGTTTGCTCGGGCAACAACCACGGCTGCCCAGGTGACCAAGCTGCTCAAATTCAAAGCTGCGATCTTGGATTTTTGCGCCAAGTCGGTAGCGCCGTGCTACGCGATCGACGCTCTAGGCATCGTTGCTCAGCCTGGTAGTGCAACGCTGGCCCCCAAAACGGGATACCTGGACACGGATGGTATCCACTTGTCGCCCAGAGGCGCCCAGGCCACAGGTATCGCCCTGGCCGACCTGCTCGTCAGGATCGCTCCTGTCCGCCCAGAGGTGTATCCGACAATCGGCTATGAAACCGATACAGCCGGCGACGAGTTGGTGCAGAATCCTCAATTGGCAGGCACCAACGGGTCTCTTCCAACAAACTGGACGGCACCCATCACCGGGGCCGGAGTCGCCACATACTCCAATGTTGTTCGACCGAATGGGCACAACGCTCTCCGCATTTCGTTTGCGGCTGCTGCGGCTGGCGACAGCATCCAATTCCAGCAGGGATCTGTTCCAGGTCGCATCCCCGCTGGAGCCTGGGCGACCGCTGGAATCAAAGTGACCATCGTGTCTGGTGGCCAGTATTTGCGCGTCTGTCAGCCCTACCTGGGCATCAGCACAGGAGACGCCACCAAAGCGCAAGCCCTTCAGCCTCCCGCTTCATCCACCAACCAAACCGCCTGGGATCTACTGGACGGGAAGTCGTTTTGGCCTGAGACGGGGCGGTTCCAAAAGGTTGACGCGGTCGGGTCGCGATTCGGTGTTGTCTTGACCGCATTCGCCGCTGGCACCTTTGTGGTTGAGCTGGAGGCACCGTATTGCAAGCTGTCCGCAGATGGATGGCCCAGGTGACCTACCTCCCTCGCCACTTCGCGCCCCACGAACTCCTGCCCGGCCTCTCCGGTCTGGAGACGTGGGCCACGCTCGACCCGGTGCAGCGTGCCAAGCTCGCCGACTCCCTCCTGGAGACGTGCGACGACGTGCGCGATCTCCTGGGTGTTCCGTGCACCGTCAACGACTACGCGACGGGCGGTGACCGGCAGTGGTGCGGCTACCGCTCTCCCGCATGCACGATCGGTGCGCCGAAGTCGCAGCACCGGCTGGGCCGTGCCGCTGACCTGCATCCGGTGGGTATGACGGCCGACCAGGCACGCGACAAGATCCGTCAGGCGGTGGCGTCGGGTCACCTCCCGTACCTGGGCGGGATCGAGCTCGGCGTGTCATGGCTGCACATCGATGTCCGCCCTCGCGTGGACGGAAAGGTCTTGGAATTCCATGCGTAAAACTCTCCACGCTGCATTCCTTCGTCGTTGGCGCGATCGCGCCGCCGCTGCCCTTGTTGGCGCTGTCGCTCTGGTGCCCATGGGTCTCCCTCGCGAGGTTGCGCAGTGGTTCGCGGATCAGTTCCCATGGGCGCCCTCCTGGCTGCATTGGGCGCTTGCGCTGGCCTTGGCCGCGTGGAGGCTGTCGGCCGCATCGAAGGCCGTCCGATGATCCGGCGCACGCTTTACGCCTTGATCTTGGCTCTGGCTGCGTTCGTCGTCGGAGCATTCCTGGGGCGCTCTCCCGTCCCGCCCCTTGATGCGCGCCCTCACGTCGTCCGCGACTCGGTGGACAGTTCCTGGCGTCACCAGCTGGTCAAGCACGACACCTTCGTGCACTTCGTCCGCGTGGCCTCCGCTGACACGCTGGGGCCATCCTACGTGACAGGGCAAGGCGACCGCCCATGTTCATCCACGACACGATTTTGGCCGACACGATGACCACGGGGGAGGATGCCGGATCCTCTGAACCGTGCGAGGTCGCCATTTCCTGTCAAGAGGCGCGGAGGCTTGTGCTTCGGGATTCCGCGTCCATGCTCCTGATCGACTCGCTGCGTGGCGCCGTGGTCATCTCGCAGGCCGAGCGGGATTCCATAGCGACCGCCTGCCGGCCCCGTACGCCGTGGAGTGCTGCGGGGATTGGCTTCGCAGCTGGTTTGGCTGTTTGCGCGGTGCTGCGATGAGGATCCGACCTGTCGACGGCGGTACGTCCGTCATGTTCGAGTGCCCAGGCTGCGGAGAAAACCACGGTTTGCCGGTCGATGGTTCGCGGGGTTGGTCGTGGAACGGCGATGTGGATCGCCCAACGATCACGCCGAGCATCTTGGCGCGTGGGTACAAGTTCAAGTCGGACGCCGACAACGAGACGGAAGCCTATGTCTGCCACTCCTTCGTCACGGATGGGCGGATCCAGTTCCTGGCCGACTGCACGCATTCGAAGGCCGGCCAAACGGTTGACCTTCTGGAGATTTGATCGGTCAACACCGGGGCGATCAAAACGTCAGCCCTGGGAACCTTTCAGCCAGCGCCAACGCTTCGGAAACAGCTTCTGCCTCCAGAAGCCACTGAATGGTGATCCCATCAATTGGGTCATGCTGCTCGCAGTTGTCGTCCTCGTCTACGGGCCCAAGCGCCAACTCCGGCCCGTGACAATCCAGGCCGAAGAATGGTTTGGCATGACGACAATTTCTGCAGCATGGAACGATTCCGCCAAGCCACTCCGAAGGGTCGAGGGCGTTCCAGGTCAAGACGACACGCTTCATGCTGCCACTGCCACAGCTTCTCCCATGTTTGCCCGCACAACAGCTGCGGCGACCTGTGGGACGACGCTGTTCCCGATCCGGTGCACCTGCTGGGTCTTCGTCCCAGGGAGCTGGTAGGAGTCCGGGAAACCTTGCGCCCTGGCGAGTTCGCGCGGCTGGAGCATCCGCATGCCGATGTCCACGATTTGCAGCTCTCGCAGGCGCGCCACGACAAGGGACATCCGGTCCACGGTCGTGATCGTCGGGAGTGGAAGTTGGAGATCCGAGGAGTGGCCACCGTTGGAGTAGTAGCGCTCGATCCAGGCAACCAAGCGTTCGGGCGTTTCCGGGCCAGCGTCAGCAGTGCAGAGGGAATGGTGGTCCACGCTCGTCACGGCACCGAGCGGAAGGTCCAGCTGGTGACCGACCACGCTGCCGTAGTGCTTGGCGATCCATGCCGCGCAAAGTGCGTGGTGGCCACCCTGGCCGGTGACGGTGGAGAGTGGTTCCTCGATGACCTGTCCGGTGGAAGTGCCGTAGAACTTCGAGATCCACGGCGCGACCAGGGCGTGGCGATTCTCGGTCATCACCGTTGTCAAGGGGCGGTCGAGATCCCAGACTGGTGAAGTCCCCGAGCTCTGGTTGTCGATCGAGATCAAGAACGGTTTTCCCTGCAGTACGAATCGGACGAGCCCGGCCGCGATCCGGCGTTGGGTTGCTTCCGCCAATGGCTTGGATCGGTCGAAAATTGACGGGACAGGAATTGTCCAGTCGATGCACTCCGCAGCGGTGCGGTAGGGGATGCGCCCTTTCCCGTGGGTGGGCTCTGGCCAAACTGGTTTCACGCCGTCCGCACGGGCGACCAGGAACAGGCGCTTGCGTGAGGTCGGCGCGCCGAAGTCGGCCGCGTTCAGAATTCGCCAGTCCACCGCGTAGCCCTCGCGCTCGAGGTCGCGGACCCATCGACGGAAGTGCTGACCGCTCCGGCGCGGGTCGGGCTTTTCGTCGACCAGTGGGCCCCACGTCAGGAACTCCGCGACGTTCTCCAAGCAGATCACACGCGGCCGCACCTGGCGTGCCCAGGGGATCGCAACACGGGCCAACGTGCGCACCCGTGGCGATACCTTCGCGCCGCCCTTGGCGCGGCTGAAATGTCGGCAATCGGGCGAGAGCCAGAGCAGGTCCACTTCACGGCCGCCACAGGCTTCCTTGGGCCGAACCTCCCAGACCGAGGCCTCCTCGTGGTGGGTTCCCGGGTGGTTCGCGGCGTGCATCTGGATTGCGTGGTGGTCGTGGTTGACGGCAAGGTCTGGCGCGCATCCGGTAGCCCACTGGATCCCCAGGGAAGCACCGCCGCCGCCTGCGAAGAGATCGACGATCATGCAGCCACCGCCTTCGGTTCCCGCAGCTCCACCGGCAGCTTCGCGTCCACACGCTCGAGCATTTCGCGCTCGGTCCCGTGGGCGTGGTGGAACTCCCGGCGACAAGCTCCGTGCGTCGAGAACTGCGATCCGTTGTGGTGCTCGTTGCAAAGCGGGATGGTCTCCCACCAGGGCGCCCGTTCGCTCAGGCCGTGGCCGTCGCGGATGTGGTGGATCTGCGCGGGCACCTTTCCGCAGGCTGCGCATCCCATGAGGGCGAGGCGACCGGCGCGCATGCGAGCCTCGAAGCACACGGTCATCTTGGAGAGGTCGACGCGGCGCTTGGGCTTGATCCAGGGTTCCCGCTTGGGCTTGCTGGGCTTCGGGTTACGCTTGAGCATTGGATTCCTTTCTGAGACGAAGGCCGTCGGCCTCGAGGCGGCGCAACCGTTCAACCAGTGGCATGCGCTGCGGGTTCTTTAGCCTCTCCAGGGCGGCGCGTAGTTCCGGCGTGCGGTCGATCTCGGCACGTCTGTTGGCGATCTCGCGAGCTGGTGACCACGCAGGTTTGTCGATGGGCGCTTCGCCGATTTCCCGTTGCGCGGATCGCTTCGCTTTCAGGTCAATTTTTGTCCAGACGATCCGGCAGTCTGCGCAGCAAAACGCCTTTGGCATTCCGCCGGTGCGCCTGGGTGATGGTGGGACCGGTGCACCGCATTGACGACAGGCGGTCATGGGATGGCCCTCAGTCGCTCGAGCTTGGCGCGACAAGCTTTTGCGAATCTCGTGAACTGGGCGCGCCGACGCCATTTCTTCCTCTCGTACTCGCTCTCGGTGTACGCCTGGAACCATCGATTGCGCTCGACTGCTTCCGATAGGCTCGACAGCATTCGCCGCAGGTGGTCACGCTCCACCCGGGCAAGCCGCGCGCGAAGGTCGGCGATCTTCTCGCAGGCCGGCGACCGATATTGGACGCCGCGATCCCCCTCGAAGTCCGGGCACAAGCGCGTACCGCATTCGCAGGCCATCACGAACCCGGTGACGTGCTGGTGGAGCTTGCTCTTTCCCCAATCGAGCGGATCGCCACAGTATGGGCAATTCGGCTGCGCGAGCGTGTGCGCTTCGTCGAATCGGACGACTCGGATTTCCTGGCTCATCATGCACCACCCTTCGGTTTGCGCATGCGGCGCTTTCGGAGCGATCCAGTTTCGATCCATCGAAGCAAGTGGGCGGCGATCTCTTTGGCTTGATCTACATCGAGGTGCATTCTGGCGAAAGTTTCATGCGTGACAGGATCCGTCTGGACGTCATCAAGACCAAGCCACAAGAAGTCTTCACCAGGTCCGCGCTCGAAGGCGGTCGTGCTGCTCTGCTGCATCGAGCACGGACGCGATCGGCTGTCTTCGAACTTGATGAACTCGAACCCACGTGGAGTTTTCTGGACCTTCACGGAGCCACCTCTTTCGCCTGGACGCGGTCGTAGTGCTTCCGAAGCCCTGCGAGCGTTTGAACGAGGTGCGCAGCCGCCCGACGCTGTGCGGGATCTGCGCCTTCGATGAATTCGCGCGCGACGTGACTTAGGCGAGTAAGCAGATACCACTCGTCCCGATCCACACCGACCTCCCCGTCTTTCATCACCCGGGTGGCAGGGATGGAATGCGCGTGCGCCTGAAACCACTTCGTCGCTGCTCGCATTGTGGCGTGGGGCTCCAGGTCGCTGTAGGCCACGTCGAGCACTTCCTTGATCCACTGCCGGACCGTAGGGGCTGGCACCACCACCTTGTCGGGGACGGTAGCGCCCTGCTGTGGATGCAAGTACAGCGGAATCGGTTCCTTCCCGTACACCGCCGCAATGCTCTTCGCCTTGTCGAAGTCGGTGAAGTGGTCGCCTTCCAGTCCGCCAACGATCCAGGCCACCGGGGCGGCCTTGGACTCGGCAACCGCACGCAGCCGCTTCACCTCCCGCGCAAGGATCGCAACGTGTGATTCAGGGAGTAGGCTTTCGGCCTCGGACAGAATTTGTTCGATCACGATTCTTTCCTCCATTCTTCTTCGAGACCAAGCACGAACCGACGAGCGATTCCGGCATTGGCGTAATGGTTTCCCAGCGAGCTGTAGCTGGATTGGGTGATTCCGTTTCTGGTGTAGGTGGCCAGGATCACGATCGAGTCGAGCAACTCGGTTTCACGCAGCTGCTCGGCGATGGCACCGATCCGCTCCTGGCGTTCGTCCGTTTCGCGGCGGGCTTCTGCCTCTTCGTCGGGCGTCATGCGATCCTCCGGAATTCCACGACCCAGACCCAAGGGTTTGCATCCCAGGATTCGCGGCCGTTGATGCTATCCCACAGATCGTGGAACCAGCCACGTGCAGCGCCCACTGGGTGATCTCCACAGCCTTCGGCCACAGCGTCGGCTTCGGTGATGTCGTGCAAGCGCTCCACGCGCATGCCGGTCACCTCGAGCGAGATCCGGGAAGCGCGGCGGGGCATGTGGATCGATGGACGCCACTTGAAACCCCACGCAGCGGGCATCTCACCGTCAGCCCTGTACCTTGGGTGACAAGCCTTGTCCATGTGCGGGAGCATTCCACCGGTGCGCGGGCACCACGTCTCCCGAACCCACAAGCCAGACTCTTCGAGCGGTTCGAGCGTCCATCGACGGTTGTCAGTTTCTGCCCGGCACTCCCCGGCGTACGGCGTCAGGAAGTTGAACTCGCCAGGCCGGAGTCCGAGATTCGTGTCCTTGAGGACGGCGGACACCGCGAAGTTTCGATTCGCGTGGAGCTTGTGTTTCCCAGGCTTCGCGACGATGTCGAAGAAAGGGCCATCTCCGCGCACGGTGTGGAGCACGTTGCCGCGCAGGGTATCGAGATCCACCACTCGCCGCGTTTGCGTCTTGCGGCCGTCAAGGATGGCGCGGACCATGGGAGCGCTGAAGAGGATGGGGCGCATGATCATGCCGCCGCTCCCTTCTCCACCGCAAACCGATTTCCCAGCGCTCCGCACTTCGGGCAGACGCCGGCCTTGCCGACAAAAATCGGGTGCGTGCTGCACCAGTAAACCGGATCGCCACTGGAGCGGGCAAGGCCGAATAGCACCTTCTCGGCGTTGGTCAGCTGACGACCCTTCCCGGTGCCGTCGGTGACCTTGGTTGGATCGCTCATGGGGTGACCTCGGCTTTCGCTGCGGCGCACTCGGCAGCCATGACCAGCGCTTCGCCGCGTGCGAATTCAAAGGCCCGTGCCCGCTGTTCGCAGCGCGGCGAACCGTCGTTCGGAAACTCGCTGGTGTTCGATTCCCGGATGGTGACCGCATTCCATTCCGAAACCGTCTTGTACAGGCAGCCCATGCGCACGCAGGCGGTCCCATCCTCGAGCACGTAGGCCCAGATCTGGTATCGGTAGAGGCCGGCAAAGGCGCGAAGCGCCTGGATTTTTTTGTCGCCCAGGTTCGCGCCGCGCAGGTTCGCGCCGAGCAGGTCCGCGCCGCGCAGGTCCGCGCCGCCCAGGTTCGCGCCGAGCAGGTTCGCGCCGCGCAGGTCCGCGCCGCCCAGGTTCGCGCCGAGCAGGTCCGCGCCGCGCAGGTCCGCGCCGCCCAGGTTCGCGCCGCTCGCAAGCGCCCGTTTGATGGCTTCACCGAGGTTCCTGGAGTTGCTTCCACGATCCTCGATCTCGCCTTCCCATTGGCAAGCGTTCGTCCACCGGTGGTTGATCTTGATGCTGATTTTCTTCGTTTCCATTGCTGACACTTTCTGTTCGTTGTTCATGGTTTGAGGCCGTAGCCGTAGATTTCGGTTTCGAGCATTCGGATGTCGGCACGCGCCTTTTCGAGGCGTTCCCGGGCATCTGGCTTGAGCCTGTCGCCCATCGCTTCCCATCGCTCGATGGATGGCCGTAGGTCGGCGATCTTCCGGCGTGCCGCTTCGGCCTTGTTCTCACGCTCGGATTGGATGACCTTCCAAACCGGGATTTCATCGGGAGAGGGAGGGGGCGCGTCCGCGCCATTTCCCCCCTTGGGGAAATTCTCCTCTCCTCTCTTCTCCTCTCCTGGCGACACCTCCGCGACAGGTTTGCGACTCGCATCGTTATCGCACTGCGATCCAGGTGCGACGGGTTCGCGATTCCCCCAGCGACGTGCGTTTCCTTGCTTCCCGGCCTCGCTCTTCTTCTCGCGCATGCGATCCTTGTCGTCCTTTGCCTCCTTGCGGAGCTGGGCGCCTTTGGCGTGGCCGTCCACTTCTGGCTTGGTGGCGCCGGGGCGAAGCATCGCGCCCAGTGCACCAGCTTGGAAGCCAAACGCCCACTCGCCACGCTCACGCGAGGTCGAGAAGGCGCCCAGCCATTCGCCCAGGACCACAGGATCGAGTTTGACCCAATCGGCCACGATCAGTCCTCGTCCGACTCGACATCTTCGCCTTCGGAACGGCGCGCTTCCCACCGGCGATGCTCGTCACGCAACGCGCCGCGCACAACCTCCAAACGCTCCGCCGACTTCCCGTGGAAGGTGAGGGTCAGTTTGTCCATGGCGACCTTGGCGACCACGCTACCGAATGCGGCCTTGATCGTGCCGTCGTCGGAGACGGAAACCTCAGGGGTCCACGGCTCCTTTGTCAGGGAGGCCACGAACGCAGTGGACTGGCAACGCCACTCCGCAGCCTTTTGCGACTCCTGGAGCGCCGTTCCCTGCCATTTGACGAAGTCCTTCGCCGCGAAGAGCGCGATAGCTTCACCCAGGACAGCGAGGTCACCGTCGTGGTTGAGCGGGCGCGTCTTGATCGGTGGTTCGGTGTTGTAGGAGGTGACTTCGGCGGGAATGGACGGCTGGAAAATCACGAAGTCCCCGTCGTCGGTCATGAACAGTTGGATCACGGTTTCGGCGATCCCATCGGCCCGCACCAGGAACGCATTGGGGCGGTTCATTGGGTCCACGAACACCATGGAGCCTTGCTTCGTCTTCCTGTCGACAAGCGCTTCTTGGATGCTTTCGCCGACGACCTTGAACCAGTCGTGAAGGCAAAAGGAAACGTCGAGTTGATGCGCGAATTTCATGCGGTGACTTTCTTCTTGGCGGCCTTCGGTGCGGCACGCTTGGTGATGGCGATGTCATTTCCTGTCCAGGTCACGGACAGGCGCGGACCGAATCCGATTTCACGGAATCGGGACCAGGGGATGGAGTGGAGGACGCCACGGTCGACCCAGGCGACCTCGGTGATTCCTCCGGCATGTCGATGTGCGTCGAGCTCGTCGGATTGGTGGGTACCGTCGGAGTGGGCAAGGTCGGACCACGCTAGGGTGTGGTCACGCTTCTTCACCTCGATCAGGACGGATACGCCAACTGTTTCTGGAGCGTTTTTCCCGTTGAGGTGCAGGAAACACGGCAGCACAGCCCGGATGTCGCCCGAAACCTTTTCCTTGGCGTAGCGCTGCCCTTCCTGGGTCACTCCGAACGGGGTGTGCACCTGTTCCACCATCACGAAACCGCGGCGAACGCAGTCGGCCCGAACGAGCGCTTCGGCGGCATCGCCACCGCGCTTGCGCTCGGACTGCTTTATGGATAGGCGGATGGATTCGACGCTGACGCGTTTCCCGGCAGGGACACGGAAGCGCATCATTTGCGCCACCACATGCGTCCGAACTGGTAGGCGAGAACGCCAGCAGTCATCGGCCAAGCCACGCACCAGAATACGTAGTGGCGGCGCATGATCCTCCAGCGAATCAACGGAGGAGCACCGCTCACGACGAAGCCGAACAGGAGCCCCGCGACCGGGATTCCCCAAGCCCAGATCGTGACGATGGTTGACAGAATCTGGATCAT